CTCGGGCCGTGCCACCGCTGGATTGCCAGGCAACGAAGTCGCCTTCGCTCAGCTCACCGGCTGCGGCGCGTTGGGCTGCGTAGTCACGCACAGACTTAGCGGCGAGGCGCACTTCGTCGGCAGAGGCAGCGGCACGGCCTTCGGCTGAGGAGTCAGCCTGGGGGGTGAGCAGCTGTTCTGGGATGATCCAGAACTTGCAGGCGCCTTCGGGGGCGATGTCGCCGGCAACGACTTCGCAAGCGCGAGGGCCGGCGTAAAAGACGCAGTTGGAGCACTGCATCCCTTCGCTGGTGAAGGGGCTGACAGGCATGTAATGAGCGCCGTGAGCGCCAATGCCCTGATCAAACTGACCGAGTTCATCAACAATTTCCTCCAAGGCTTCGTAGAGCGCAACTTGGGGAGCTGTAAGGTCTGGCGTCAGCTCGCGTTGCTGATCGGCGGTGGCGTCCATCACGGCCATAGTTGTTGTGTTGTGCAGTCTATCGGTGGCGCTTTTTATGGTTTTGGCCTTAGCGTCGGCCCAGGTCTTGCCGGGATCGCCGCCCCAGGCGGCCCAGGCGACGCGGCCGGGTGATGGGTAAGCGGGGCTGCCCGGTGAGTAGCCCTCGCCCTGCTTGTCCACTTCGTGGCGAGCGAACCAGGCGGACATCGTGATGACGGTGGCGGGGCTCAGCTCATTACCGCTGAGGATTTGGGTGGCGCGGCGGGCTGCTACGGAGGTGCCACCTTTGCGTCCCTCGGCTTTCCAGGCGCGGTAGCGCTCGGCCTCGGCCCGCATCCCCTTGGTGGGCATGAGGTTGATCTCGGTGCCGTTGACGTTGGCCATAAGCTGCGGCGCTGCGGAGCGCTAAGGGGCGGTGGGGCGGCTTAGCGCTGCGGCTTGGCGGCGGCGCTGAGGTCGGTGCGGAGGTTGATGGGCTCGTCCTCGCCCTCTAAGTAGAGGGGCTCGATGTGGCGGCTGGGGGCTTCCGTGGGTGGATCGGTGGGGGTGGGAGCGGGGGCAGCGCCGCTTAGGCCGAGTTCTTGTTTGATCTCGTTCTCCTTGCTGATGGTGGTCATGGTGCTCATGAAGTCGTTGCCGGTGTACTCCATGATCTGTTCGGCGTGGGTTTGGAGCTGCAGGGCGCGGCTCATCTCCATGGCCTTCATCTCCTTGGCCGGATCGACCCAGCTCCAGGCGCGGGCCTGCCAATGCGGGGTGTTGTAGCGCTCAGGACGGGTCCACACGTCGCTGAACATCGGCATAGGCAGCTCAGCGAGCGCGGCGGCGGCGAGCCACTCCTCAAATACGCGCTGGTGTACCTGCTGAATTAGCACCGACTGGATTACGCGCCAGTGATCGCGGTCTTCCAGGATGCTGAGCCTGGAGGAGCTGTAATTGGTGTCCGAGAAGTCGCGGCTAAGGGTCTCGTAGGAGCAGCCGTAGCCGGCGGCGAATCGGCGGGCGAGGGTGCGGACCACCGCTTCGTATTGGCCGTCGTCGGGGCCGAAGTCTGGCGGGATGGCGGTTTCGCCGGGGAGCAGGAAGTTGTAGCTGCCGGGCTCGGTGTTCCAGAGGCGCTTGCTGTCCTCCAGGGCGGGCGTGCCATCGGGGTTGGTGCTGCCGAAGGTTTCGGGCTCGGGGGTCTGGATCCAGCCGAGGCTGTTGGCCTGCACACGCTTCCGCGTCCAGTGCGCCTCCTCGTACTTACCGAGATTCCACGACGTAGTAATTACAGAAGCGAACCAGGGGACGCCGCGTGTCTGCCCGACGCGCTCAGGCATAAAGACGTGGATAAAGTCGGCAGCGTCAATAAAGAGATGCTTCTCATTACTGCCGATGTAGTTGGTGAACTCAACGTCACCAGGGTGCTTACGCAGAATTGCGTAGCGGGTGGGCCTGCCCCACTCGTTTAGCTCAACACCCATACGCCAGTAGTGCTTAGGGCGGTCGCTAAGTCCGGTGTATTCGTCGTCGATTTGATCGGCTTCGATTAGCTCCAGGCTTAGGGGGACTTTGCTGCGGCCCATGGGCTGGCGGACCAGGCGGATGCCGATCTCGCCGGATTCGGGTAGAGCCCCGACGATGCTCAACTCGATTCCGTGGAAACTTAGGCGGCCGGTTACGTCGCAGGAGTCGGCGCGGCACCAGTGGTTCCAGGCGGCGAGGAGGGCGGCGTTGCGGCGCTCGTCCTTTTCGCTGCCGTCAGGGCGGAGCACCTGGGGCTGCATTTGGATGCCGCGGGCGCCGACGACGTTGATTTGGGTGGTGCGCTTGGCTTGGCGGGCGTAGGGGTTGTCGCGGACCAGCGCACGGCTGCGGTTGCGCAGCACCTTGAGGCTGCCGCGGATCTCGGCGTCGGCGCTGTTGCCGGAGGCGAGGAAGTCAGCCGTGAAGCGGTTCCACTTAGCGGCGTCGTAGGCGCGGCGGCCGTGTCGCGCAATGGCGAGTTGGCGGCGGAACCAAGTGCGGAGGCCCATGGCGGCTTAGGAGAAGCGGACGTAGAGGGAGCGGCCGTCGCCTTTGCCGTTGACGACGTTTTCGGCGAGCTTTTCGCGGGCCACGTCGGCTTTGAGGCGGTCGCGCCAGGCGATCAGATCGGCGAGGTCGGCGCGTTTGACCATGCGGCCACCGGTGGGGGTGCCGATGCGGTACTCTTGGGCGCCGGTGGCGAGGGCGCGGATGGCGGCCTCAACCGCGTCGAGGTCGATCTGGGCTTGGCTGCGCAGATCGAGGGCGGTGGGGGCGCCGGCGTAGGACAGCGCCGGGGACACGGTGAAGCCGCCGGTGCGCTCGGTAAGTGGTTGCGAGGCGGTGACGCTGACGGCTTGGTAGAACCACTGGCCGGTGGCGAAGGCGGCGGTGGTAAGCGCGGGCAGTGTGAAGGTCCAGAGGCCGCCGCTAAGTGTGCCGGAAGCTGTGGCGCCCGATGCAGCGTTAGTGCGAAAGTAGTAGGCGTAAGAGGACGCGCCGACGGCGAGGTCGTCTGTCCAGCTTACAGCGTCTCCTGCGTATATTTTTGACGGAAATGCCATCGGTGGCACGCATTTCGTATAAGTCTAGGTGGTAAGCGTTGCAGTGATAAGTGCTAAGCGGTAAGCGGGAAGGGGCGGTGGGGCGTTGGGGCGCTGCGGCTTAGGGGCGTCGGGGCGTGGGGGCGCGGGGCTTAGCGGCCGAGGACGTTGAAGGCGGCGGAGGAGCGGGCGGGTTGGGAGGGGGCGTCGTCGGGGGAGGGGCGGAGCTTGCGCTCCAGCTGCTCCCAGATGGTGCGGCGGTCGTAGAGCTGGTAGAGGCGATGCAGGGAGGCGTAGGCGTAGACAAGTTCGTCGAGGGCTTCGTTGGGCTGGCTGCTCTTTTTTACCCAGACGCGCTGTGGGTAGCCGTTCTTGTATCGCATCACCTGCTTTTCGGCGGTGAGTTCCTCAAAATAGTCGAGGGGTGTTTTGGCGTGGAAGTGGAGGTAACCGGGACCGGGTTCGTTGTGTTTTAGGCGGCCGAATAGCAGCGATTTGATGGCGTCGGAGCCAACGGGGAATACTTGGGCGCCTTTGCGTAAGGTTTGGCCTTTGTGGTTGAGATCGACCTTGCTGGCCTTGCCGATGGGCGGTTTGCCCTTGGTGGACATGCCCTTGATGGCGATGACGCCCTGGGCGGCGCGGTCGCGGGCGTAGGCGTAGACGGTGGCGGTGTGGTGGCCACCAGAGTCGATTGCGCACACACTTACACGTAAGTCGATGCCGTCTTCACTCAAGAACGGTCGGCTTAGCACTTCGTCGAGTTGTTTCCATACGTCGGGGCGTGAGGGGTCGCCGTAGAGCTTGCTGCGGTCGATGAGCCACGCCTCCTCTTCGCGTCCCCACGCCCAGACGCTGAGACTTAGGCGGTCGTCCTGGCAGTCGCAGCCGATCGTGAGCGCCAGGGCGGAGGAGGGGACGATGAGCGCTTCGTAGGTCTCCTTGGCGGTGCGTTCCAGCAGGGCGGAGGCGCCGATCTTGGAGGCGTATTCGTCTTCCCAGACCTCGCCTAGGACGGTGTTTACGAAGGTCTTTAGTTGCTCGGCGTCGTTCTTCGACTCCAAGAACTCTTCGACCAAATTAGACCATGAGGCGTTGGGGGAATAGGAATAGGCGGCCCAAATGTGGAAACTTACGTGCTTACCGTTGCCGGGAATTGTGGAGCGCCATTCGCCGCGTTCGACCATCCAACGCTTCTTAGAGTGCGGGATAAGTTCGTTGCAGGATTCGCACTTGTAGGCGGTGGTGGAGGGGTCGTTGTCGGTCCAGGTCATCTGAGCCCAGCGCAGGTACTGCATGTGGTTGCAGTGGGGGCAGGGCACGAAGTAGCGGCGCTGATCGCCTTGGGCGAAGAGGCGCTCGATGCGGCTGAAGTCCTTGATGGTGGGGGTGGAGCCGGCGACGATTTTGCGGTTCCAGTAATACTCGGTTCGGCGGATGCCGAGCTTGATCTGGTCGCCCTCCGTACCAGCCGAGGGCGGGTAGCCATCGGTCTCGTCAAACAGGACGACGCGGCGGCTCACACGACGGAAGCCCCGCGGCGAGTTGGCCCCAACGAGGCTTAGCGTTCCACCCGGAAATTGCTTCTGCAGGATCGTGTTGGCGCCGTCCTTAGCTTTGGCGTCGCTTACGAGGCCGGCTAGGCAAGGTGTATCGCGTAACATAGGCGCAATTTCTTCCTTCGAATAGCCCTGCGCGTCTTCAATCGTCGGCTGTACTAGCATCAAAGGGCAGGGATCTTGGTGAATGTGATAGGCGATTACGTGGTTGAGAATTTTGGAGTAGCCGACTCGCGCCGACTTCATAAGGGTTACTTGTTCAATTAGCGGATCACTTATGGCGTCCATGATCCCCTTCTGGTAGGGGAGGGTGTGCCAGCGGCCACCCTCGGCGCTGCTTTCGACGCTGAGGTAGGCGTAGGTGTCGGCCCACTCGCTAAGCGTGAGGCGGCGCGGGGGTTTGAAAGCGCTAAGCGCCGCACTTTCCAGGCGAACAATACTGCTAAGCGGCGTAGTTGTCATGTGCAGCAGCTTAGGCGTCAGATTTAGCAGCGAGATCTTCTAGCGTTTCCCGTACGATGTCGTCCAGCAGGCTTATGGCGTCGGTGTCGAGGTCGGGGATGCGCTGTTTGGCCTTTGTTGGGATACCCAAAATCTTAGTGCGAGCCATGGTGATAATTTCAACCCATTTGGCCTCAACTTCCTCCGCTTTTACCAAAATTCGCTCTTTTTCCTTGCGTTCCAGCTCCAATAGCTCGGCTTTTAGGTGCTCGGTGCGGGCGCGGGACTCGTTGTAATCGGGTATGGCCTCGTTGGTGTCCGCCAGGTTGCGGCCTGAGTCGGCCTGCTGATCGCGGCGCTCCTGGGGGGTGAGTTCCCCAGGCCGCTTAGGGGTGCGTTCGATCGTTCCAGCGGGGGGCTTAGGGCCGCGGCCGATGCGTTTCTGGGTGTTGCGGTCCCATTCCTCGCGCATAGTCAACGAGTCAATAAACACACGTCCTTTTGAATCAGAATGGCCGGTAAGACGGCCTGATACTACGGCTTTATGCACCGCTTGCTTCGATACGTCGAGAAGTCTGGCAGCTTCGGATTGCGTTATTAGTGGCATTGAGCCCCTGCAGGCTGCGTATTTATCGTAGATAGTACACGATCAAGGCGGTGTTGAGAGAAGTATGGCTGCGCTGTGTACCATGTGCGTACTTCGTGGTTATATTTACTGTAATTACACCTACTACACGCGGGAACAATGTTATTTAAGCTGTGAGCACCTCCTTTTGATATAGGTACAACGTGCTCTATGTGAAGTAGCGTATTCCCTGCACCGCAGTAGGCACAGGTATTATTAAATTCCATAAAGCGGTGCTTTAACTCTGCTGTAGATACAGGAAGCACGGTGTTTTTACGAAGCGCGGCTTTGCGTGCTTTAGCTTTATTTCTATTATACATGCGTAAGTTTGCGTTTAAGCTGTATTTGCGTCGCCATAATGCGTTCCTGCGTTTGCGCGTGGCTTCTTCGTCTTTATTGCAATGTTCTTTTGTGTATATTGCGTATTGCTGGGCTACTAGCGCGGCTACAGACATATAAGTAGAGCGGCGTAGCGCTCTATCCAGTCTACGCTTTTCTAAATAATTTGCCCTAGTGTCTACTCCTTTATTGCGGCGCCATTGCCTGTTATATGCTGCGTGACGCGCCTTATTTTGTAGCCTGTACGCTTCCCACTCTCCTGTAGCTACGCGCAGCTGTTTGTTAGCCTTTGTTTTTGCTTTAACGTGCTCTCTGTTTTTTGCGTACCATGCGCGTGAAGACGCTTTTTGCGCGGCCGTCTTAACACGATGTTTATCGCATAAATTACACGCGCCTCTTTTTACACTACGCAGTGAATACCCTGTGCCCATATAGCCATGGTTTTTTGGGCACAATTTACCTAGCTTAAATCCAGCGGGTGTCTTGGTTAGATTGTGGTCTATAAAGTTTTTTAGCCAGCCCGCAGATCCGGCACAACCTGCGCACGTTGTTGTTTTATTGCCCTTTTTGTCTACGTAGTTGGATCGCAGGCTGTTGTTCGTACCAGGCCAACGATGCTCCCGCTTACAGAGAGACCCTAGATGCCACTTCGTCGAATCGAACGTGTAGAAGACCTCAAAGCCGCTCATAGGTGCTTTAAGTTGACGGCAGCGTCTACCTATGGTAACCTAAAAGGTTGACTTGGTGCTGGGTAGGGATAATTGTGAGCATATTTATATGCAAGTAAACTAACTTTTTTTAGTTGTGCCTGCCTGTACGTTGGGCTTCGAAACCCCTCGCGGTCTGGGGGGCCGGGAAGGACCCTATGCGGCTCAGCTCAGCTCAGCTCAGCTCAGCTCAGCTCAGCTCAGCTCAGCTCAGCTCAGCTCAGCTCAGCTCAGCTCAGCTCAGCTCAGCTCAGCTCAGCTCAGCTC